TATGCTCCAGGTTCTGTAGATGCTGATGCATTAGGTACAGATTCTGTCGTCACAGCTAAAATTCAAAATGATGCTGTGACTATGGCTAAGTTAGGTAGTGGGTCATTACCTACTGACATAACAGTCACAAGTGCAAATATAGTTAATAATACTATAGTTGATGCTGATGTTAATTCATCAGCTGCTATAGCTGGTACAAAAGTAAATCCTAACTTCGGATCTCAAGCTGTAGCAACAAGTGGTACTCTTGCATCTGGAGCAACAACAGTTACTGGAAACATAACTGTTTCAGGTACTGTAGATGGCAGAGACGTAGCTGCAGATGGTACGAAACTAGATGGCATTGAATCTAACGCTACAGCTGATCAAAGTAATGCAGAAATAAGAGCAGCAGTTGAAGCTGCCTCGGATAGTAATGTCTTTACAGACGCTGATCATACTAAACTCAACGGTATAGATACAGGAGCTACTGATGATCAAACAGCTGCAGAGATAAAGACACTACTGCAATCAGATAAGATAACGAATGCTGAGATTGCTACTGGTACACTAGATGGTAGATATTATACCGAAGCTGAATTAAACGGAGGACAACTAAACTCTCTATACTTTACAGAGTCTGAGATCACTGGAGGAGCTGCTGATGGAAGATATTACACCGAGACAGAGCTTGACGCTGGTCAACTAGATAATAGATACTACACAGAAACAGAACTAAATGCTGGTCAGTTAGATAATAGATATTATACAGAGACAGAAGCTGAAGCAAGATTCCTTAGACAAGACTCTAGTGAAACTATTGCTAGTGGTGCTACATGGTCAGGATCTGACGCTTATGTTGCTACTACTGCAGCTATAGATTTACGAATCATTGAACTCGTTGATGATGTAGGTGGTTTTGTACCTATAGCAAGTGAAACAAGTTTCCCTACAGCAAACCCTGATATTAATACTAGCGGTTCTGCTAAAGGTGGGACTATAGTTTCAGTTAAAACCGCATCTACCAACTTAGTACCAAGTGGAACTACAGTTACTATTGCAAACGGTAGGGGATCTGGTCTAGCTGTTATTATTACAGGTGTTACTGCTACCATACCTTCGGGTTATGGATTCTTGTGTGAAACAACTGCTACAGATCATACATACGCATTCCATAGATTAGTACCAAAAGCTACTGAAGTTGCGACTGTTGCTGCTAATGCAGTGAACATTGCTGCAGCTGGAGCTAACGTAACAGATATAAGTAACTTTGGAGACGTTTATCAAATAAGTACCTCTGCACCTACTGCTAGAGCTGATAGTTCATCTTTAACAGTTGGAGACTTATGGTTTGATAGCTCATCTAACAAAGTTATGATGGTCTATGATGGAAGTTCTGGAGATGGTTATAGTGCTATAACACCTAACCAATCTGACTTAATAAACATCGGAATTGTAGCTGGTCAAATAACATATACAGAAGACTTAGGTTCAATTGCTAGTGCTGTAAATACAGGATCTGGTAACAACTCTGTAAATACAGTTGCAACATCTATAGCTAATGTAAACTCAGTTGCTAGTGCTATAGCTAATGTTAATACAGTTGCAGCTGATACTACTGACATAGGAGCTGTAGCAGCTAAATCAACCGAGATAGGAAGATTAGGTACAGCCGCTGCTGTTGCAGATTTAGCAATACTTGGAACTACCGATGTAGTGTCTGATCTTAATACACTAGCTACTACAGCTATTGTGTCTGATATGGATACCTTGGCAGATATATCAAGTAACATAACTACAGTAGCAGGTATAGCTAGTAACGTAACAACTGTTGCTGGTAATAATACTAACGTAAGTACTGCTGCAACTAACATTGCAAGTATCAATACTGCTGCAAGTAATATTAGTAATGTTAATAACTTTACTGATAAATACCAAATAGCTTCTTCTAACCCATCAACAGATGGTGGTGGTAATGCACTAGCTGCTGGAGACCTATATTTCAGCACTTCTTTAAATGAACTTAGAGTTTATAATGGAAGTTCTTGGCAAGGTGGTATTACTTCTACAGGAGCTCTTTTAGCAAGATCAGGTGGGCAAATGACTGGTAACATTACCATGTCTGGTAGCCAAACTGTAGACGGTAGAGATTTATCAGTAGATGGTAGTAAACTAGATGGTATAGAAGCTAGTGCTACAGCAGACCAAACAGCTAGTGAAATAGTCGCTCTGCTTTCTGGTCAAACTATTGCACCCAATGTAATAACAACAACAAACTTAACCCTAGACTTCGGATCAATTGCATAATGGCAAAATTATTAAAACTAAGACGTGGTACAACCACGCAACATAGTAGCTTTACTGGAGCCGAGGGCGAAGTTACTGTAGATACAGATAAAGATGTTCTGGTCGTCAATGATGGCTCAACCGCTGGTGGACATCCACTAGCTGCGGAAGATATGTCAAACGTATCTTCAGCTTCTATTGCAGGAAGATTAGGTACAGATTCTATAGCAACATCTAAAATTGCTGCAGGAGCTTTACCAACAGATGTAACAATAACAAACGCTAACATAGTTGCTAACGCTGCTATTGCTGGTACAAAACTAGAAAACTCTGGAGTATCCGCTGGTTCTTATGGTTCTAGCTCTGCTATTCCGAGTATTACTGTAGATGCACAAGGTCTAGTAACAGCTGCATCAACAAGTTCGATTGACACCACAGCTATTTCAAATGGTACATCAAATGTATCAGTAGCAAACAACGGAGATATTACAGCAACAAGATCAGGTACAGCTAGACATGTAGTTAATAATACTGGTACTTCTGTAACAGGAAATATTGCAGTATCAGGAACAGTTGACGGTAGAGATGTAGCGGCTGACGGTACTAAATTAGACGGTATTGAATCAGGTGCTACAGCTGATCAAACAGCTAGTGATATAAAAACATTATTACAGTCTAGTAAACTTACTAATGCTGAAATAGCTGATGATACAATTGGTGCTGATCAACTAGCTCATACCTCAGTAACAGCTGGAAGTTATGGATCAGCTACGGCTATCCCTGCTATTACAGTTGACGCTCAAGGTAGAGTGACTGCAGCATCTACAAATACAGTTAACACAACAACAAACCTAGCAACTACAACTGCTACAGACTCTGTTACTGTTACAAGTAGCACAGGAAATAATGCACAGATAGGTGAAGCTACGGGTTCAGCTGCTGGAGTTATGTCAGTAGCACATCACGATAAACTTGATGGTATAGCTTCTGGTGCTACCAACGTTACTAATACCAACCAATTAACAAATGGAGCAGGATTTATAACCTCTGCATCATTCTCCGATGTTGCTGGTGGTGGTACTTTTTCAGGTGATGTAGCTTTCAATGGTGGTGCTAATGCTGTTCAAATTAGCGGTGGAGCTGATATCAGGTTCCATAGTGGTAACTGGACAGGAGACTATGGAGCAAAAATACAACATCACAGTAACTGGCTTTATATACAAGGTGGTTCTAGCGGTATTATTTTTAGAGATGATGGTGGTTCTGATAGGTGGAATATAAATTCCAGTGGCCACCTTATGCCGTCTTCAAATAATAACTATGATTTAGGTTCATCAGGAACTAGAGTACGAAATCTTTACACCAATGACCTTCACTTATCTAACGAAGGTTCATCTAATGATGTTGATGGAAGCTGGGGAGACTGGACAATACAGGAAGGAGAATCAGACTTGTTCTTAAAAAATAACCGTTCTGGTAAAAAGTTCAAATTTAATTTAACAGAGGTATCCTAATGGCACTATATGGTCCAATAGACGATCATATGAAGATCGCATTTGCTTCTACTACAACAGATAGAAGTATTGGTGGTAGAAATACAGGATGGACAAACCATGTAACGGTAAGTTTTACTACCAGTACTGTAGGGGCAATCATAGGTAAAGCACATGCTTCTGCTTTATACGAACAGAATGCTATGCACCTTCAATGTCGTTTAAATTTACAAGCGGCTAATGGTACTAACTATTATGGTGATATATTCACTACTGGTGTTCAGTTTACAGCTCACTATGCACAGATGACATCTGGTGATATGTATTGGGTATTTGAAAATATGCCAGCTGGGTCTTGTACTATGAGAGCACAATACAGAAATATGGGTAACAGTTCAAACGCTATCCTATCTTACTTCGACCAAGGAGGTCAAAACGCTTATGATAACGTCACCGCAATATATAGAGGTTAATTATGGCAGAATATAAACCATCACATTTATCTACAGCTGTTCTAAAGTTTATGCCTGTAGAACAGCAAACTAAATGGACAATGCTTGGACAACCTACAAATGAAGAGGATTTTAAAAAGCATTGTCAGTTAGTTTCAGGAGTAGATTCAGACGGTAATAACATTTATATGGATCCCGAAGATTGGCCAAGTGGTTTTACTTGGGCTAATATTAAAGCAGAACATGATAAAAATGTTGCTGGTGATAATATTAGAATCTTACGAGGACAAAGAAATGAAAAGTTAGCTGAATCCGATTGGATGGCTAACTCTGACGTTACTATGTCAGATGACTGGAAAACTTACAGGCAAGCACTGAGAGATTTACCAGCAAATACAACTGACGCTGCAAACCCTACATGGCCTACACCACCTAGCTAATGTCAATCCTTGTTCCAACCCCTAAGCTTCCTAAGCCCATAGATCTGCCTAGAATCGAGCTGAAGCCCCCTTCAGTTCGTGTACCATCATATCGCCCTATGGTGATACCTCCAGCTGATCTAGAGGCTCCTGAAGATACAAAGGCTGAAACTAAGGAAAAAACAGAACAACCCGTTCAGCCAAAGT